CAACATAAATGTCACAAAGAAATAAAATTAAATGATACACAAGGACATATTTTATCTTTTACAATTATTTTTGGAAGTTTAATAAGTGCTGTATATTTTTTTGGTGGCTGGGGAATGTTTATTTGGTTTATGTTTGCATTAGCTATATGTGCGGCAGGAGGATAATATGAAACAACATAAATGGCATAAAGAAATAAAAGCGTGGGCTGATGGTGCAGTTATTCAAACAGATATATCAGAAGTAAAAGAAGAGCCTATTTGGATAGATGTTCATTCACCAGCATGGGATATTAATGACGAATATCGCATTAAACCACAACCTAAAACTCCAAAACAAGCATGGGATGAAGAACTAACAAGAAGCTACAAAGAAACTATTATTGAACGATTAAGAAATGATGATAAGTTTTATGATGAAGTGTTTAGTGCTTACGATAATGCTAAAGATAATGAAATTAAACCACAACCTAAAGAGCCACGATATTTGTATGTATATATAGGCGAAAATGATAGATATATTTTTTCAATGTTTCACCCATCTAAATATAGCAATCCTGAATGTATAGGCAAAATTAAACTAGAGGACTCTGAATGAACATAGGAGAGGCATTAGAAAAACTAACAGTCAATCAGTCAGTCATTACTGATTACTACGAACAGGAGTTTAGTCATGCAGAGTTTAAAGTTAAAAGTACGGATATATTTGCTGATGATTTGGTCAAGTATTTTGGTGAGGAAATTCATAGTGGTAAATCACTTGGCTGGATTAAGACGGAAGATAAGTTTCGTGTTAGGAATGCGGAAGTAAACATTCTCACCGGTGTATCAGGTCATGGTAAAAGTATGTGGTTATCACAAGTCATATTAGCTATGATGCGACAGAATACTAAATGCCTAGTAGCTAGTTTAGAGATGCGACCTGTATTAACATTAGCTCGTATGATTACACAAACTTTAGGATCACCAGAACCAACAGATGATTTTATTCGCAAGTGGACAGATAGAGCAAAAGACAAACTGTATATTTACGATCAAACAGGTGTAACTACTTCACAAGATATGATAGCAACGCTATACTATGGAAAACATATTCTTGGTGTAGATGTATTCGTGATTGACAGTCTTATGAAGATGAGTGATATATCTGAAGAGTCTTTAGAAGCTCAAAAGTTATTCGTAGATAAACTAGCAGTTGTGTCACGTGATTTAAACATTGCAATTTTCTTGGTGGCTCATACTCGTAAGATGAAGTCAGAGGACGAAATACCAGATGCTACAAACATCATGGGTAGTTCACATATCAGAAATTTATGCGATAATATTATTTGTGTATGGCGTAATAGGTCTAAAGAAAAGTTAGTTGAAGCTGGTAAAACACCTGAAGAAGAACTAAAGATTATTCCAGATTGCAAGGTCTTTGTTCAGAAGCAGCGTAATGCACAATGGGAAGGTAACTTTAATTTTTGGTTTGATCCAAAAGGATTAAAATATAGGGAGAGTCCATGACCATAAATGACTTCATAAAAGAATGTAAAAAAGTATTCGGTAACGACATTCAATACAAAGCAACTTCTAAAGACGGACAAGTATTTAAAACGAAAGGATGGAGAGATGATAAAGTGGGCATTAACCAAAGACAATTTACCAATGTTAGTAGAGAAGTTAAAAACACTTGACTTTACTAAGCGTTGGAGAGTAACAGTAACAGACGCTAAACTAAACCGTAGCCTAGAACAAAACGAAAGACTATGGGAACTATATTCAAGCATAGGTCAACATTTAGGGATTGAGAAAGATAAGATACACGAACTTATGGGATACAAGTTCTTACGATACCAAACAGAAATTGCAGGTATGCCAGTAGAACTTATAAAGTCAACAACTAAACTAACTACAAGTGAGATGACAGAATACCAACAACAAATAGAGGTATGGGGTCAGACTATGGGTTGGGGATGGGATTATTAGTGATAGCTGTTTTATTTGCTAGAGACGATAGTCGTTATAAAGAACTTGATGGATATGATGTATATGATATTCACAGAGATGCTAGAAACTATTGCAAAAGTTATCCTGTAATAGCACATCCACCATGTAGAGCTTGGGGTATGTTATCTCACATGGCTAATCCTAGACCAGATGAAAAACAATTAGCTTATTATGCTTTAGCACAAGTAAGATTAAATGGAGGCATATTAGAACATCCTGCTGGTAGTCGTTTATGGAAAGAAGCACCACTACCACTAGGTGATGAAATAGATGAGTTTGGTGGATTTACTATTGAGATTGACCAGTTTGACTTTGGACATGTTGCACACAAAAATACTAAACTTTATATTTGTGGAATAGATAAATCTAAACTACCACCTATGCCACCTAAAAATTTATCTTTAACTGATAGGTCAATATGTGGTAATGTAAAAGGAACAAAACGCTGCACACAATATCAAAGAGAATATACACCAGATGATTTAATTAACTGGATGACAAAGGTATGTAATGAATTACAGAAACCCTAAACTACTTAAACTAGCAGATGGCGCACCATGTATGATGTGTGCTATTCAAGACGGAACTGTAGTATCTGCACACTCTAATCAATTACGTGATGGTAAAGGTACATCTATAAAGGCACACGATTACCGTATAGCGTTTTTATGCCATCAATGCCACCACATGATAGATAATGACAAAAGTTTAGATAAACATGATAGAATAGCTGCATGGGAAGAAGCTCACCGTAAAACTATAGGTTGGCTATTTACTAACAATCATTTGGAGGTAAAGTAATGGGCAAAGGAAGCGCACCTAGACCATTTACAGATAGAGAAGTATTTGAGTCTAACTTTGATAAAATATTTAGGTCTAAAAAACCAAGTGATGATGTATCACCACATACATACGAATATGAGTTAAACAAATCTACAGGTGAAATAGAAAAGAAGTATTCTCGTATAGATGTAATATCTCAGAATGGAAACGAAGGCTTACACTATCCTGATTCTTTAGAGCAAGGAACATCTAAACCTAATGGAGAACAATTTAATAATGTCAAATAAAGATTGGACAGGCAATAGTGTAGCTTACGCTAAAACATTAGGTGCAAGTAGTCACGCTAGTTATGAAAGAGAAAAACATGATTACTATGCTACAGAACCTAAAGCTGTTAAATTATTTCTTGAAGTAGAAAAGTTTGAAGGTAAAATTTGGGAATGTGCTTGTGGAGAAGGCAGCCTTTCTGAAGAAATGAAAAGACTTGGATATGATGTATATAGTTCTGATTTAGTTGATAGGGGTTATGGAGAATTAAAAGACTTTTTGTCTATAGAAAATAATCAACAAACAGATATGAATATTATTACAAATCCACCATACAAATATGCTAATGATTTTATAGTAAAGGCATTATCTATTATGCAACATGGTAAAAAGTTAGCATTATTTTTACCAATAAGATATTTAGAAGGTAAGGCACGTAAAAAGATATTTAAAGAAAATCCACCTAAAATTATTTATGTAAGTAGTAGCAGATTAATATGTGCTATCAATGGCGAATTTCATAAACAAAAAGGTTCAGCAGTTTCTTACGCTTGGTTTGTATGGGAAAAAGGTTATCAAGGTTCAACAACTATAGATTGGTTTAATTAATGATTGAATATTTAATGTTTGTTTTACAAATTATTGGCGTAATGTTGCCAATAGGAATTGCTTTAATTATTATACTATGGGTTGCAGATAAGGTATTAAAATAATGGCAACTAGCCCAACGCAATTAAGCCTTAAAAAATTAAGAGAAGAAGGATATACTGTTCAAGTAGTAGAGTACTGGAATAGCTTTGCAAGGATAAGGATTGACTTATTTGGTTTTATAGACATCATAGCTTTAAAAGGTAAAGAAGTATTAGCAGTACAAACAACGTCAGCAAGTAACATGAGTGCTAGATGTAAAAAGATAGCAGACCACGAAAATGTAGGTGCAGTTCGTGAAGCTGGTTGGACTATTCATGTACATGGTTGGCATCAAGATGATAAAAGGAAATGGCATTGCAAAGTGAAAGATGTATCGTGAAAGAAAAGATACTAGAATATCTTACAGAACCACGAACCATAAACGACATAGCAGAACATATACAATCTAACTATCCTATTACAAAAAACATACTTGTAGAGATGAGAGATGCAAATGTTATCCATGCTTATAAAGATAACCAAAATAGGCTAATGCACTATTACGTTCCACAACCACATCCATTACAAACTATATTTGGACATACAGTAAACTTTACAAGTGACCAGATAAAAGGCGTTACAAGTCATAACGCAGATGACGCTAAACATAATCTACAACACAAGACTACACAAGAAACTTATGGAGAAAGCGTAGCATATACGCTAACAAGATATGATTAGTATGGAACGTTTATTATCTATTATGCAAGACTGGTCTTTATGGATGAAATCGGATAATCATAGGCTAGGTTATCCATCTAAAAGCATAGGACTCTCTTCAGGGGGAGAGTCAACTAGCGAAGTGTTTGAGGAAATGTGTTCAGCTCAAGATATGGCTAACATACGCACAATAGACGCTATTATCCATAGCTTACCTAAAGAACAACAAGACGCTATATATGCTAGATACCTAGACGCTAAGAAGCCATTAGCCTATCCATACAAGCTAGAACTAGCATTTGACAATCTGATTACTATAGCTGCGAGAAGGATCAATGCATAATCTTGTTGAACAAAAATAGCAAAGTATGTTATAATAACGCCTGTATGGCAACTCCTGCCTGTTAAAAACGTAATCCCACAAAAGCCTGACTGCACTCTCTCCGTAGTTGGGCTTTTTCTTTTATATGAAACTATCTATTTGCACTACATGCGGAACACCGTATGATGAAACAGGATATGATAAATGCCCTGATTGTCAATACGACCACAGATTTATTAAGTTAAGGAAAAGCTATGAAGAAGCCAACAACGAAAAAAGGCAAGATGGCGAAGGTGAGCAAGGTAATGAAGGAATTTAAAGCAGGAACTTTAAATGTAGGCAAGTCATCAAAAAAAGTGGCAAGCCCTAAGCAAGCGATAGCAATCGCTTTATCACAAGCAGGTATGTCTAAAAAGAAAGGTAAATAATTATGCCAATGGTCGGAATGAAAAAATTCTCTTACGATGCTAAGGGAAAAAAAGAAGCTAAAGAGTACGCAAAGAAAACTGGTAAGAAAATGGCTGCTAAACCTATGAAAAAGGCTGCTAAACGTGGCAAGTAAACCAGGATTGTGGGCTAACATCCATGCTAAGCGTAAAAGAATAGCAGCAGGCTCAGGTGAAAAAATGCGTAAGCCAGGTACAAAAGGCGCACCTACAGCTAAAGCTCTAAAACAATCAGCAAAGCCAGTTAAAAAGAAATGAGTGTTTGGCAAAAGAAAGCAGGTAAGAACCCTAAAGGCGGTTTAAACGCTAAAGGTCGTGCATCTTACAATAAAGAAACAGGTGGTAATCTAAAGCCACCAGTTAAGTCAGGCGATAATCCTAGACGTGCATCATTCTTAGCTCGTATGGGTAATATGCCAGGACCAGAACGTAAACCTAACGGTGAACCAACAAGATTATTACTATCCCTAAAAGCATGGGGAGCATCTAGTAAAGCAGATGCAAAAGCAAAGGCAAAAGCTATAAGTTCACGCAACAAAAAGAAGTAATGCAAAAACTAGATATCTATATAGGTTTCGATAGTAAAATAGAGCCTGTGGCATTTCACACATGCGTACAAAGTATTATAGAGAAATCATCTATACCGGTAAGCATTACGCCATTAGCACTAAATACATTATCAGAATATACAGAAACGCATAAAGACGGTAGTAACGCATTTATCTACTCACGCTTTCTAGTTCCATATCTAAATAACTTTAAGGGTATGGCATTATTCCTTGACGGCGATATGCTAGTAAGGTCAGATGTAGCAGAACTTCTATGGGAGTTTGAACAAGATGAAGCTGTTAAAGTAGTAAAACATTATTACCAAACTAAACATCCAATTAAATATTTAGGTTCTAAAAACGAAGACTATCCTAAAAAGAACTGGTCATCAGTTATGCTTTGGAATTGTGGGCATCACTTAAACAAACAATTAACACCTAAATTTGTCATGGAAAAAGATGGCAAATACCTACACAGGTTTCAATGGTTAAAATATCCAGAGGAACAAGTAGGGAAACTAGATGAAACTTGGAATCATCTCGTAACTGAGTATGATTATGACCAAGATGCTAAACTAGCGCATTTTACTCTTGGATCGCCATGCTTTAATGGATACCAAGACTGTGACTACTCAGAAGAGTGGTTTGATACCTATAAACGAATGATATATCCTCTAAAAGGAAAAGATAAAGAATCGGAGCTTTAACATGGCAACATTACAGGACATACTATCAGGGAACTTTCCTGCTGCACGAAGATTTGCAGAAGGCTATGCCCAAATGCCATCTTATTTGCAAGACCCATACTTAGGACTCTCTACTAGCCAAGTAGGGAATGTCACAAAAGGATTACTAAGTAAGACACAGTTTGATAAAGCTCAAGAAATAGCCTCTAAGAACGCAGAAACGCTATTAGGACTACCTAAAGGCAATACAGCTATGGATAGAGCTAAGGCTATGGGATTTAATGTAGAAAATCCTGTATATCATGGAACAAGTGCAGACATTGAAAAGTTTGATTTAAGAGGTAAAACTAAAAAAGGCGGTACTGGTTATTTTGTAACAGAAAATCCAACTACTGCATCATATTATGCTGGAAGTGTTAATGAACGTTTCCCTAAAGATAATCCTAACGTAATGCAATTATTAATTAATCCTAAAAATACATTTGATTATACAAACCCAGAAAATTTATCAAAAATGGGTGAGCAAATAAATAAGTTAAATGATGCTGAATTAATAAGATATGGCTATTACTATCCACCAGAAAATTGGTTAGATAGAATATCTACAGGTGATTGGGCTACATTAGAAAATAAAGGAATGATAAAAGCATTAAAGAAAGCTGGTTTTGACTCTGCTAAGGTTAAAGAAGGCGAACAAATTAATACAATGCTATTAAACAATAAGAATTTAAGGTCAGTAAATGCAGCATTTGACCCAGCAAGAGCAAATGAACCATACTTATTAGCAGCCACTATGGCATTTCCTATTAGTGGACTATTAGAACAACCCAAAGATAAGAAGAAAAAGAAATAACAATAGAGGGCAACCAACCTAAGGGAGTTGCAATATCATGGCAGAAAGATTAAGAAAACGACATCAAGACGAAGTAAGAACTAAAATACAGACAAGTCAGCTCATAAATGTCTTGCAAGATCATGCACTTAATGGTCAAACTGAGATACCACCTAGTCGCATGAAAGCTATAGAGATACTATTACGTAAATCATTACCTGATTTATCATCTACTGAGATAAGTGGTGTAGATGGTGGAGAAATCCCATTAGGTATAGGAATCAACTTTGTCAAACCAAACGATAGCTGAGTTTCCTGAAAAGTTACAGTTCTTATTTGAGCCACACCGTTACAAAGTAGCATACGGTGGTAGAGGTTCAGGTAAGTCATGGTCTATGGCAAGAGCATTGCTTATAAAGGCAGCTAATGAGCCAACACGTGTCTTATGCGCACGTGAAATACAAAAGTCTATCAAGCAGTCAGTTCATACATTACTTAATGACCAAATACAATCATTAGGTCTAGGAGCTTTTTATGAAGTTCTTGAGTCAGAAATACGAGGTATTAACGGTAGTACATTTAGCTTTACTGGGTTGGCTACTAATACTGTGGAAAGTATTAAGTCTTTTGAAGGATGTGATATCGTCTGGGTGGAAGAAGCACAAACGGTATCAAAGAAGTCGTGGGATATTCTTATACCTACAATCCGTAAACCAAACTCAGAAATCTGGGTAAGTTTTAACCCTAACATAGATACGGATGATACATACCAAAGGTTTGTAGTTAATCCACCAGAGAACGCTAAGGTTGTTAAAGTAAACTATACTGACAATCCTTGGTTTCCTGAAGTATTAGAGATAGAACGCCAACACAGTTTAAAGACTAACCCTGACTATGCAAACATATGGGAAGGTGATTGTAAAGCTGCTGTAGATGGTGCTATCTATGCTAACGAGATACGTGAAGCACAAGAAGATAATCGTATTACTAATGTCCCTTATGATCCTATGTTAAAGGTTCATGTAGTGTTTGACTTAGGTTTTAATGACTCTATGTCTATTATCTTATGTCAACGTGGTATATCTGATATACGTATCATTGGCTACATAGAAGATGACCATAGAACACTAGACAGCTTCTCATCTGAGCTTAAGAACCTTAATTATAATTGGGGTAAGATGTTCCTACCACATGATGGTAAAACAAAAGATTACAAATACGGATTATCAGCAGAAGATATAATGAGAAAGCAAGGTTGGGATGTACGCATTATCCCAATAGCAAGTATAGAATCAGGTATTAAACTAGCAAGGATGCACTTCCATAAGTGTTACTTTGATAAGAGTACAAGTAGATTGCTAGAGTGTTTAAAGAATTACAAGAGATCAATCAACTCAGCTACAAACGAACCAGGCGCACCTTTACATGACGAATACTCTCATGGTGCAGACGCATTTAGATATATGGCTACATCTGTAGACCAAATGAAGAATGAGTCTTGGGGTGGCGAGAAGATACACTACCATAATCGGGGAATAGTATAAATGAAGTTACAAGACATGGAAATCATAGCTCGTGTAGAAGCTGAAGAGAACATTGCGTATGGTGTCAATGACTCTGCATTATCTAACGATAGAGCCGCTGCAATTGACTACTACTTAGGTCAACCTTTCGGTAACGAAGAAGAAGGTCGTTCACAAGTAGTTAGCTATGACGTACAAGATACGATTGAAGCTGCATTACCACAATTACTTAAAGTATTCGTAGCTGGTGATAAGGTTGTTCAGTTTGACCCTAAAGGTCCTGAAGATCAAGAAGCAGCAGAACAAGAAACAGATTATGTAAACCATATCGTTATGGAAAAGAACGAAGGGTTTAAGACATTCTACGTATGGTTTAAAGACGCATTACTCTCTAAGAATGGCTATGTAAAATGCTATGCTGAAGAAGAGGAAGAAATAGAAGAATACGAGTATCAAGGTCTAACTGACGCACAACTACAAATGTTGGCTTCAGATGAAAATACAGAAGTATTAGAGCATACTGCATACGCTGACCCATCTGTCAATATGGATGTTGTTTACCAACAAGCAGCAATGAATGGTGTAGATCCAATGTCAGTTATGCAACCTATGTTACATGACGTTAAACTCAAAGTCACAGAGAAAAAGACAGAGATTAACATTGAGAACGTAGCACCAGAAAACATGATGGTTTCTGTAGAAGTATCAGGTCCTAATCTACAAGACGCTAGATTCGTTCAACATAGAGAAGTTATGCAATTGTCAGATATTGCAGAAACATTTGACAAGCCACTAGAATACATCAAATCTATCATGTCAGACTTACGTGATACGTTTGAAGAAGAATCTAATGCACGTGATATTTATGACGAAGAATATGACAGAGCTATTGAGTCAGACGAAGCATTAGTTAAAGACACCTATATTAAACTAGACGGTGAACGTCATAGAGTGGTTATCTTAGGTAATACAGTTCTCTATAAAGAGAAAACAGAGTATGTGCCTTTTGCTTGTATCACACCTATGATTATGCCACATAGACATATAGGTAGATCATACGCTGATCTTACTATGGACATTCAGTTAATTAAGTCCACACTTATTCGTGGTCAGTTAGATAATATGTATCTAGCCAACAATGGTCGTTATGCAATATCAGATCGTGTAAACCTAGACGATATGCTCACATCAAGACCAGGTGGTATTGTTCGTGTAGAAGGTGATCCAGGTTCAGGAATTATGCCTTTATCACATCCACCACTACCAGCATCATCATTCGGTATGGTTGAATACATGGACTCTATGAAAGAAAAGAGAACAGGTGTTACAGCATACAATCAAGGTTTAGATGCTAACAGTCTTAATAAGACAGCTACAGGTGTAGCACAGATCATGAATGCGTCACAACAACGCATAGAGTTAGTAGCTAGAACATTTGCAGAAACAGGCGTAAAAGAACTATTTAAGTTAGTTCACAGATTAGTTAGAACAACACTTACTAAACCAGATATTGTACGTATCAGAAACAAATGGGTAGAAGTTGATCCAAGAGAATGGGAAGATCGTAAAGACTTATCTATTTCTGTAGGCTTAGGTGCAGGTAATAAAGATCAACAATTAGTACACTTAACTACTATCTTGAATATGCAAAAAGAAGCTATCCAAGTAGGCTTAACTAACCCTGAAAAGATTTACAATGCGTTAGCTAAACTCACACAAAACGCAGGCTTTAAGAATCCTGAAGAGTTCT